CACCGTAGACTCTCACTCTCCGTGTGTTCCAGCAGCCCCTTAATACTGGCAACACGGCGTTTGAACGCTTCTTCATCCATCTGCCCGGACGCGTAAAGCTCTGATATTTTCTTGACCTCCCGTTTCAACCGGCCAACCGTGCTTTTGCGCAGCTTCATGTAGGCGGGCCAAATGCGCACGCCAACAAACTCCACGCCCATCCGCACCGGTCGGATGCAGGTTTTATTGTTCAGGTCAAGCTCCAACTCTTCATGCAGGAATGTTTCGATCTTCGCTTTCCACTCGTGCAAGGTTTCCTTGTTCTCTCCAAGGATCACAATGTCGTCCATGTACCGGATGTAATAGTGGATTTTCAGAACGTGCTTGCAATACTGGTCAAGTTCGTTCATGTAAATATTGGCGAAGAGTTGAGAAGTGAGATTGCCTATCGGCATCCCCACATCGTACAACCATTCCTCCGGCGAGGTATCTTGCGGGGCTTTGCCGCGGGGCAACCCGAACGGCTCTGCTCCGCTGTTTACCACGCTTCCGAGGAATTTCATCAGCTCCGGGTCTTTGATTCGCTTCGCCAAAATTTTCAGCAGCTTTGCATGATTCACCCGGTAGAAGAACTTACTTATATCCAGTTTCAGGTAGTACCATCCCGGCCCCGGTTTCCGGTCTACTTGCCGCATCCAGTATTGTAACCGTGCTGCGGCCTTGTGGCTTCCCTTGCCTTTGCGACAGGCATAGGAGTCCTCAATAAATAGCCGGTCGTAAATCGGATTGAGGTATTGGTACAGTGACCATTGCACGATCCGGTCAGGGTATGGCAAGGCCATCACTAACCGCTTCTTCGGCACGGACACCCACAGTTTCCGGTATGGGCCGAGCGGACAGTCCACGGCGATCATCTGCTCTTGAATCTGAAACAGATTGTGTTCCAGATTTGCAGTAAACGCCAGCACTTCCGCCCGGTATCGTTTGCCCTTGCGGGCTGAGTGGTCAGCTTCTACGAGGTATTCAAACTCGCAGATCACATTCCACGCATTTTGAATCGTGTTTATTTCGTTTGGCATTTCTGCCCTCAATTCCACCGCGCCGCGCGTAGCGTTTCCGTTTTCGCGGCAATACATATTTTTTCCGGTCGTGCTGACCGGAACGGAAACGGATTCCTTTAGACCCACACACCGACTGCGACCCGTAGATCACAGCCCCCATATCCGGCGTGGAATCCCGCCGAACAAAAATGTTCTTGTGGTGTAAAGCGGAACGGCCCCCGTTGTTCGTCCACGAATTAGAGCGCGGATTGTTGAGGTTCAAGTTGAACACACCGGCACTCTCGCCATTGTTCCAGTTGCCGCCGCGGATCGGACACGCCGTAAATAACCCGTTCCCGTATGAAAACGGCAGGCTTTAGAGCGAAGCAATGTAGCCGCCCAACAGCCTGCCTATTTCATCGTTGAATTTCGCCCACGTTTCATACTGGTGCATCGTCAAGGGCGGCGGGTACTTGCCCCCGTGTAGATCTTTACTCGCCGCCAGCCGGACAAACTTTCTCAATACGGCCAGCTCCACGTCCATATTTTGCGTGGTGGTCTTTTTGAAATATCGCCGGTCTATCTCAACGCTGTACCGGAGAATTGCCAACATACTTCTGCGAAGTTCATCGGCCAGCTCACGGTCTTTCCGAGGAAAGCTCATTGTGAGCGGGTAGCCATAGTCAACCATTTCTCCGATCTTCTCCGCCAAATGGAACGGTTCAGGCTTTTTCTTTTTGTCGCCCTGCTGGGGCGGCACTTCGGCTTCTGCGTTCGGCACAGTCAACACCTCCAAAAATCAGCGCGGCGGGCCGCTGGCCCACCGCGCCTTATTTTCTATTTTTGCTTTGGTCTGCGCTATCGCGCAGCCCGTCAGCTTATCAGGCTTCAGCGGGCAGCTTTACAAAAGCGGAACGGCCCCCGACGCTCGCCCACGAATCAGAGCGCGGATTGCTGAGGCTCAAGTAGAACACACCGGCACTCTCGCCATAGGACCAGCCGCCGCCGCGGATCGGACACCGCTCGTCAGCGGCATTGTCCGCCCAGAGGTTATCGTTGCCATAGGTTGCATCAATACCATCGCCGGTCAGGGCGGTGTCCGGCATCAGGGCGAGGGACATAAGGATCAGCTTCGCGGCATCGCCCACGCTGGATGCGGCGGTAGTGTTCTTGAACAGCGCGCCACGGCTCTCGTCCTTGGAATCGCTGATCGTGGTGTCCCACTCCCAGTGACCGCCGGTGTAGTTCAGCTTGACGGTTCCGGTAGTCGTGCCGTTGCCGTCCGGTGCAACCAGAGAGCCGTCACTGGCCTTGATTGCCCGCCATGCGCTGCTGGATGCACTGTTGCTCACGCTGTTGTCGGCGGCGTTGTTGTTGGGGATGATCTGCAACTCGCCCTTGACCAGACGTAGACCGATGCACCACTCCCAAATATTACCGTTCATGTCCCAGATGCCGTCCATGCGCCCGTTGTGGCTCCACGGCAGCGGGCCAGTGCCGGTGCGGACACGGGCAGTCTTGCCGTTGTCCTGCACACCGGGGACAGGGATTGCTTCGTAGTAGGTTTCGGAGCTGTCCTTGCCATAGTTGTTATTGCCTTTCGGCTCACAACCGTGCTTGTGACACCACAGTGCGACCGCCGCCCACTCTGCATTGCTGATCTCGTGCCAGCCCGCGCCCTTGGCGTTGGTCTGGGTCACGAACCAGTCAAGCGGATGGGACGCGGTGGGATCTTCTGCGGGCAGGCTGTATGCGCGGCCAGTGTCGGTGCAGGTGCTCTGATACTTGCCAAACCAGAAGCCGTCAATCTCCTTGCCGTTCACGATGAACGCCGGGTGGGTTTCGGTGCTCTGGGTGGACAGCACATCGCACAGGCGGAACTTCGGGATAAACACATGGATGGACGGCATTTCCTTGTCGTCAAAGAGCAGGTCATTGGTGGGGAATGCAGTCTGCACCGCAAGGCGGGTAGCATCAAAGTTAGTTGCCATAGTCTTTTCCTCCCTTACAGAATGTCAAAATCTTCGATAGACCACAGGCGCAGGGTCACGTCGTCGGTGTTCAGCGGCTTGGCCTTGCGCTCGATGTGGGTCTTGTGGGCGG